ACTCTAGCTTAGTTACCTAAATAAATAACTAAGCTAAATAAAAGGTAAAAATAGCTAAACCCTCAAAGTATGAGGGTTATGGAGGGTTATAAGATAGTTATAACTTATAGGAACTCGTCAATGCTCGTATCCTCTTCTTTCCTCTCTAGTCTTGTAATCATTGCGTTACTAACTGCAGTCTGTTGCGGAGCTGATTTAATTAAAGCTATCAACTTAGAGGCCTCCTCTTCTGAAAACTTCGCATTTGGAGCTGCAATAGCTTGTAACTTCAGCAGTATTGTTTTTGTTCCTAGTGTCACTTTGTTATCATCAAAGCCTTTAGATATGAACTTAGCTATGAGAGATTCTTCCAGATAAGCTTCAAAGAATTCTTCAATTGACGCTTTAGTTAGAAGCTTAGTCCCTGTAGATTCTCTCATAACTTTTATGTCTGCAAGGGTGGGTATTGTTAGTGTAGACCCGACTGTAAGGTTTTTATCTTTAATCTCTTTTCGTATAAACTCCTTTAAAAGCTCTTCCGCTCCATATGTATACACTAAGGCTTCAGTTTCCTCTAACACTGCTGGAGAAGACAGCCACTTTGGCTTATCAAAGATAGCTTTTAACCCCTCCCCTAAAACCTTCCCTTCCCTGTTTTTGCGCGGTGCAGTCGCAAAAAGGTATTGATCCGCGCCAAGGGCTGTATCTACTTCATAAGGTACGAGAGTCGTTGAGTTACTTTTTTTAACTTCTGTTTGGTTGTATGTATTCATAGTCATATTCATTTTTGCAATCCTCTTGGATAAAATTAAAGTCATTACCTGCCGACTAAAGAATAAAAGTTATTCCCTAACCGTTAGATATTATTATACATATATTTTTTGGAGTTGCAAGATTTATTTTTTATTTTAACTAAGTTAAATTTAGACCTTCCGACCATTTAGCCATTTAGCCAATATGCCAGATTGCCAGACTGCCGCAAGGGTTTTTGGGTCATATATGCAGAGGGTTTTTTGGGTCATCTGGATAGCAGGGTTGGTGTGTATGTTGTAACTAACTAGAGGTGTGTATGTTGTAACTAACTAGAGGTGTGTATGTAAAACATGGGGATTTGTGGATTCGGTTCATTTTAGGGGTATTTAATTTTTGGTTAAAAGTGTATAGGGGTATAACTATCTCTGTATATCTGTATATAGCTCTGTATATAGGAGTCTGTAACTAACTATACATGTATAGCTGTAACTAACTATGTACATAACTACCTATGTATATACATGTAACTATAGCTGAGGTACTACCTATGTACATAGCACTAGGGTTAACCTCACTAGGGAGTTATGCATACCCGTAACTAGGACAAAAGGGTCAAAAAGGGGTCAAAAAGGGGGGTCAAAAACCCTCCCGGCACATTGGCATATTGGCAGTCTGGCACATTGGCACATTGGCAGTCTGGCGTATTGGCACATTGGCAATCTGGCAATCTGGCACATTGGCACAAAACCTAAAACTAAAACAAAACCTAAAACAAAACCTAAAAACTAAAACTAAAACAAAACCTAAAACAAAAACTAAAACTAAAACAAAACCTAAAACTAAAACTAAAACAAAACCTAAAACTAAATAACTAACTAAAACCAGTGAGACTGTAAAGTGTAAAGAACTGGCAATACGGGTTATATAAGCATGGAGGGGGGTAGAACCTTTTTTAGTTGGGCTATGCGTTCCCTATCTATAGGAGCACAAAAATTTTCCTAAACTTTTATCGACACCTATATTTAAACACTTACTAAAAACAACAACAACTAAAATCACTACTTACATATATTATAACTAACCTATATAATGAGCTATACTAGAGCTAAAAAGAGGGAGTTTAATTGTGAGTACGCTTACAAATGGAAACAAAACTAAAATAAAAGAAATGCTAGGCAAGGGACTAACACCATCGACAGTTGCTATGGCGGTTGGGGTGACTGAAGGTTATATAAGTCAGATGCTTGCGAACACAGAATTTGCAACAGAAGTAGCTAATATGAGGATGGTGGAGTTACAAAAACACAATGCCAGAGATGCTACATATGACTCACTTGAAGATCAACTATTAGAGAAGTTGCAAGATGTACTGGTTTATATGACTAAGCCCGGGGAAGTTCTAAAGGCACTGCAGATTATAAATGGAGCGAAGAGGCGGGGCACAGATACACTAACTAGCCAAGGTAGTATAACTAACAGTACAGTTATAAACTTAATCATGCCTAAACACACTGTAGCCTCTTTCTCAACTAATGCTATAGGTCAGGTGGTAGAAGCAGAGCATGAAACTTCTGATGGAACTAAACACACACAATCTCTTGTAACTTTGCAATCCCGGGCGGTTAAGGACCTATTAGCAAAGGGGAAAGCTAATGAAAGCAAGGACAAACAAACTATTGGAAATGCGGGTTAAAGCAGCTGAAGAGAGGCTAACTAATATAAGAAAGGCAGAGGCTTTAGCTAGGGTAGAAGGATTGCTTAGGTTAGCTAAGTTAAAATCTAAGTACATAAAACAACAAGGCTAATATATGCGGGATATACTTAAGTTAAAGGATAAGGATAGGATAGAAGAAGCACTAGGGGTAACTAGTCAACCTCCACTCTTGGAGTTACCTACGGTCGAAGGCAATTTCATCCAAAGTGAAGTACAGGAGTTAGCTAAGAGCTCTCTTGACTACTTATCCGCTCTGGCTAATCCAGAAGGACACTTAGCTAACTTCCCTCCAACTTATCATGCTGCGTTTGACTTAGTGCTTTCTTACTTAGCTAAAGATAGGGATTTCTCTAAGTTGGCTTTAGGACTTCCCCGCGGCTTTGGTAAAACTGCTTGGGTTAAACTAATTGCCCTATATATAATTCTGTATACAAATAGAAAATTTATTCTTATTCAGGCAGCCAATGCTAAGCTAGCTGCTAACATTGTTGCGGACATAATTGACTTCTTGGATAGTTCTAACATACAAGCTACCTTTGGAGATTGGAGATTAGGGTTAGAAAAAGATACGCAGGATTTAAAAAAGTTTGGCTTTAGGGGTAGAAATATAATACTTGCAGCTTTAGGCGAAAGCGGTTCTCCCCGTGGACTTAACCTGAAGAACGCTCGCCCTGATGTTATTATTTTCGACGACATACAAACTAGGGAAGATGCGGATTCAAAAGCTGTAAGTGAAGCTATATACACTAAACTATTAGGTACAACTATGAAAGCTAAAGCACCTACTGGTTGCTTATATTTATTTCTAGCTAACATGTATCCAACTCCAAACTCTATATTAAAGAAGTTAAAACACAACCCTAGCTGGGTTAAATTTATCGCAGGCGGTATCCTACAAGATGGCACCTCTCTTTGGGAAGAAGTACAACCCCTTTCACAACTACTTGAAGAGTTTGAATCAGATTTAAATGCAGGCCATCCAGAGATTTTTTACAGTGAAGTTATGAATGATGAGACAGCTAGTGTAAATACTGCTATTGACCTAGCTAAAGTACCTAACGTATCTCTAGAACAACTAGATCAAGAGATAACTATAGGTAACTTTATTGTGATTGACCCCTCTAACGACAAAAATAACTCCGATGATGTATCAATAGGAAGGTTTGCCGTAATTAACGGTGTACCAGTATTACGAGACTTAATTGACGAGAAGTTGTCCCCCGGGGATACAATTAGGAAAGCTTTAAAGTTAGCCCTAACCACTAACACCTATCTAATTGCGGTTGAAGCTAACGCGTTTCAGTACTCTCTTTTGTACTGGTTCCAAACAGTAGCAACGCAGTTGGGGATAACTGGGATTAAATTCGAACCTATATACTCAGGTGCGTTATCCAAGAATACAAGAATTTTAAATATGTTTAAACAACTAACTGCTGAGCAGCCAGAGGTACTAATTTCAGACGAGGTTAGATCAAAGGTACTAATGCAGATAGCGCAATTCAACCCTTTGAAGTCCGACAATGTGGACGGTATTCTTGACTTACTAACTTATGCCCCTAGGGTATTAGCAGAGATGGGGCAACATATAGTTATAGGTTCTGACCTGCAAGCTATGCTAGAAGATTATAGCGATATTTCGGCCCTAGAGTCATCACTAAGGTGTCCGTACTAACTAAGTGACTAGATACAAATACAACCAGATATAAATACGAGGTAAAAGAAATGGCAGGTAACGCTAGTTTAACTAAACTATCTTCAACTACACAATCAAGACTAACTACATATTACAAATCTTGCAGAACTTTATTTGAAGGTAACTGGGCGATAACAGAGAGACTTAGACAGGTTGACCTACTCTACTCCAGAGAAGAAGATATGACAACTGAAGCTTTCAACGCTAAGTTACAGAATATCCTAGGCAATGCAAAAGCCTTACAGAACTTAACTGTTCCTGTAGTAATGCCTCAGGTAGAGGCCGCTGTAACTTATCAGTCCTCTGTATTTCTAACTGGCAGTCCTATGTTTGGAGTTGTAAGTTCTCCAGAATACATAGACGCAGCTATGCAACTAGAAGCTGTAATAGAGGAGCAGCAAACTAAGGGCGGTTGGGTACTTGATTTACAGCAAACTATGCGGGATGGATTTAAATATAACTTAGGTTTTGCAGAGGTTGTTTGGGATGAGATAAAGACAGCCTCTATAAGCACAACTGTAGCTGGAGCTAAACCAGTTGAGACTATCTGGGCAGGTAACGCAATAAAGCATTTAGATATTTATAATACCTTCTGGGATACGAGAGTTACTCCAAGACAGCTACCGCATGAAGGCGAGTTCATTGGTTATACAAGTAGAAAATCGCGCACAGCTTTAAAAGCCTTTATAAATGAGTTAACTGAGCACTTAATAGCAAATGTTGTTCCGGCGTTTGAATCTCCAACTACTGCAAGATACTCAATACCTCAGGTAAACGCTAATATCTTTGGGGATAGTTTAAATAATATTGTAGCTGACCACAACTGGATGGCTTGGGCTGGGTATGAGGATGAAAAAGGTAAGACAAAGATACAGTATAAAGACTCCTATGAACTAACTACCTTGTATGCCCGTATTATTCCAGATGACTTTAACATTCATACTCCAGCCTCTAAGACTCCGCAAATATGGAAGTTCTTAATTGTAAATGACGCTGTTATCATATATGCTGAAAGGCAGACTAACGCACATAACATGCTACCGATTTTAGCTATGCAGCCTTACGATGACGGGTTAAGTTACCAGACTAAGTCTTTAGCAGAAAATGTAGCACCTATGCAGTCTATAAGTTCTACTCTTATGAACACAACTCTAGCTTCTAGGCGTAGGGCTGTATATGATAGAACGGTTTATGACCCCTCAATGATTAGCCCCAAAGATATGAACAATCCTAATCCGATTGCTAATATCCCACTTAAGCAATCCGCGTATGGTGCTAGTATTGATGCAGCGTTCAAACCTTTTCCTTTTAACGATAGAATGTCTAGCAGTATCTTACAAGAAGTATCGCTAGTTAATAGCCTAGCTGATGTAGTTACTGGTCAGAACAAAGCACAGCAAGGGCAGTTTGTAAAAGGTAATAAAACTAGGGAAGAGTATTCAGATGTTATGGCCAATGCTAATGGCAGAAGTCAGTCTATCTCCCTAACCTTAGAAGCTCAGTTCTTTACTCCCTTAAAAGAAATACTAAAGTTAAACATCTTACAATATCAAGGCGGAACTACACTGTTTAGCGAAAGTAAGAAGGCTAACATAGATGTAGACCCTGTAACTCTAAGAAAGGCGATAGTTAAATTTAAGCTATCCGATGGCCTACTACCCTCAGATAAGTTATTAAATGGAGACGCCTTTAACACAGCGTTACAAGTATTAGGGTCTAGCCCACAGCTAGGGGTTGAATACAACTTAGGTAAACTAGTATCTTATCTGTTTAAATCGCAGGGAGCTAACATTGGAGACTTTGAGAAGCCTTCTGAACAGATAGCCTATGAGAACGCAGTTAATACTTGGCAGCAAACGGCTATGGAGTATTTAAAACAAGGGGTTGAGTTTAAAGCACCTCAACCTAACCCGGCGGATTTTGGCTTAGACCCCAGAACAGGGGAACCTACTAATGAAGAGCCAGAAGACAAAACTATCTTAGAGCAAGTAATGCAGGAGGAGCAGCAAGATGCAACCCAACAGGAAGGATAACCTATTTGAAAGTTACGAACTAACTCCAGAAGAGATTGTAACTGCTACCAACTTCACCGCACTTCAGAGGGCTTACATACAAAACCTTCTTTCTGAAGCTGCGCACGGAAGATTGAATCTA